GGGAGTTTGGGGTTTGGGGAGAACTAAAGAGGGGGGGATTGTGCGGTACCCTCTGAGACCTCACTACCTTTCTAAGTAGACAATTATCTTAATGTGATGCTTCAATTAGAAAGCCAAAAAGTGCTGGGAAACAGGGTGTTAGATAGAGGGTGTGGGTATAAACTATTGACTTTGGTATCGTAGCCGAATCAATTATATATATATATAATCCCCTACCCCTGAATAACTCATAAGCACATACCATTGGTTTCCAATCGGTTACTAACGATACGTTAAAGCTTGGGTTGAGGCTGTTGTGTATAAAGCGGTTATTTACAAGCTGATGCTTGAGGTGTATGATGCTTTAAAAAAATAATAGAATGCGCCCTTGTCATCCGGAGCGGTGGGTCTGTTGCGTTGGGGGCCTTGGTTGGCCCCTTACGCTGACCCGGTATAATGTCTTGGTCGTAGACCTTAAGGCGAAGTTACAGCATAAAATTGATAAAGTCAAGTCCTATGATGTGATTGGATAATTATTTATCTTTGTACTATGAAGGCCAGTAGAAGCAAGAAGTACTATGATGCTAACCCCAAGGCTAAGGCCAAGAAGGGTGAGTATGACAAGGAGTATCATTCTAGTGATGAGCGTAAGAAGTACCGAGCAGAGCTAAACCGCATCCGTAGAAAAGCGGGTAAGTATGGCAATGGTGATGGTAAGGATTACGACCATACTGAGCGCAAGTTCATACCACAAAGCATTAACAGAGCAAAGAAATGAAAATCAGAAAGTACGTCTACGGAGGAAAGAATGGCGGAGAGCCTAAGAGTTTTGAGATTGAAGTTAAGTCTTCGAGTCTTATGGAAGCGGTTAGGGGTGTTGAAGCTGCGGTCAAAGCAGGTAAGACAACGCCTACTCACTTTAAGGTAAAGGCTTGTTTCTATGAAGACGAGGAATGAGGTATTGATGGGTTATGTGTTCCACTACAATCCCTATAAGGATATGTGGGCAGCCATACCTCGTGAGTACTATCTGGATTACTTCAATGGAATCTACGACCGGGTAACATTTCACGAAAGCATCAAGGACCTTGTTTCTTACACGTCAAGACAATGGCAAAGTCAGCAAAAAAGCGAGGAGTAAATCTCAAAGGAGTTAAAAAGGTTAGCCCTAATAGGGTATCCTTTGGTGTGCTTAATTTGCAAATCATAAACAGATTATCAAGTGGAGGCCAAGAGAAAGAATCCTGAGAAGTGGAAGCGCATCGTTGCTGCGAAGGTGGCTAAATTCCGTAAGTAATGAAAGCGAAGAGAAAACCCAATAAGATTATGGTAAAGGCACCAGAGGGCTACCACTGGATGTCAAAGCAAGGCAGGTTCTACCTGATGCCCCACGAGGGTAAGTTTGTATCTCACAAGGATGCCTCTCTGGAGATGCCCTTCAAGGTGATTACGACTCACCAAGGTTAAGCTTTTCGCTGCCGTCTACCTTGCGGTAGAACTTAGCAACCATCATCCTACCTTTCTGGCTTAACGCATAGCGTATCTCATAGCTGTGCACCGTCTCGTTATGGAAGATAAGGTCCTCCATCTTGCCAGATGGGGTGTACCTGTCGAAGTGCTTGTAGATGTAGCCGAGGTTTACAAGGGGGTATACGTGGCGCTCGGAGAGCTTTAACTTGCTACGGTGGTATGCCTTAGCCACGTGAGCTAGGGTAAAGAACTCATAGTCGTATATAAAGACCATAAACAACAGGTCAGCACTGGAGATGTCGAAGTGCTTGGTGATGTCCTTGACAGCTAGGTCTACATTCTTTAGGTAGTTGGCCTTCAGCTGGTCAGGCTTCATCATCGAGAAGTCTCTGAACATACGACTCCTGTGTGGATTACTCTTAGGCATTTTAATTAAGCTTATATTTGTAACAAAATTAAGTTTTTATGGCCACTCTTACAGGACAAAAGGTTAAAGACTCTTACCAGTCGATACTAAAGCTAGACTCAGGAACCCTTACCACCAGCAATAAAGTGGTTGAGGATGGAGCTGGTAACGACTCCGCATTGTCTCTTTCGACTACCGATGTACAGGTTAATGGAACACTGAACTTCGGAACAACTCCATCTTCATCATCAACGGAGCTTTCTGTGCTTTTGGTGGATGGAAGCACCGGAGACGTAGTTACTCGTGAGCTTTCCTCATCTGCATTCAGCGGAGCTTCGGTATCTGTAGCTTCCCCCATTGTGCTTTCAAGCGGTAATGTTACCATTGCCAACGCAGGAACCCTTTCAGCACTGACAGCACTCACGGCAGCTTCTGACGACAAGTTCCTTATCTGGGATGAGTCGGTAAGCGCTTGGAAGCAGATTAGCTATGGCGCAATAGTTTCCGCTGGAGGTGGAGGCACGGGAATCAATATGATGGTGGCCCGGGCAAAGACCCTCTCTACAATTACTTCGGGCGGAACATTCAGCACTATATCATATAGTGACGTCGCCGACCCAGCTACCGCCACTAGCGGCGTTTATGTAGGGTCTGGAGCTAACTATGCACTCATTGAGTCTACCACAATTAGCAACGACACCCTTACTGTTCTTTCCCCCGGAACCTACCACATTGACATTACCGTGGTATACGGCATTGCTTCTGGAAACACAACCGTTACGGCGAGACTTTTTGACCTCACGGCTGGAACCGTGATTGCTACTACGACCGAAGACACGTCTGCAGTAAGCCACATTATCTCATTTTTCCACGTTGTTACGGTAGCATCTGAAAATAGATATCAAGTACAGGTAACCTGTGGTAGCGCCGAAGGCTCTGTTTCTAACAAGTCTCAGGTCACGGTTACCTATTTAACCTAGTTGTATCTTTAGGTCTATGGAAGACCCGAAGGAAGTAGAGTTCTTTATCAAGCTCCAAGAAAAAATGGAGGAGATACAAGAATTGGTTGACAACCACGGGTTTCGTGATAAATTTGTATCCGCTTGGATATTTGGTATAGAACAAGAGACAAGGAAAGACAAGGTAAACATTGCCGCAATAGTGGGGATGGATGTATCGGGCCTAGAAGAACTGGAGGTGGCGCTAACCCACATCATAGAACAGTACGATGAGGACGATGAAATAGACCCGTCTGACATTGGATTTTGGCTTAATTAACATATGAAATGGAGCTTATTAGAAAAATTGTTGTGGGGATTAACCCCAAAGACGCAATGGCTTACTTCGTGGGCCAACGTGCTGGAACTGGAACTGTTGATGCTATTGTGCTTGACAGAAATAACACCAGTGTAAACGGCAAACGCTACCTCATCTACGTGTCAGACCCCAAGAAGGGAACGATGCTATGGAAAAGCGTAGAGAGTATGCCCTGCCTTATCGAATACGACTGCGACTTCTAGGTCCGGTCGCATACTAATCTTAATTTAATTACAATGAGGTCACTCAACAAATTCATCGTACATCTACCTAACCGCTTTAAAAACACTGTAACAGTGGGCGGCAAGGAAATCTATCTAGACACTCGCTTTAACGAGTTTGAACACCGCTTTATGGAGGCGGAAATCGTAGCCGCACCAGAGCGCTACAACACGGGAGCATCCGCAGGAGACATACTGTACTTCCATCACCACGTAGTGCTAGGAGACGGTCAGGTGTTTGATAGAGAAAAAGGGTACTACATCGTGCACTACAACCACGACGAGCCACTTCTTAGTCAGGGCTATGCCTACAAACGCAAAAAAGATAACGAAATCGTTATACTTCAAGACTGGGTGTTCTTAAAGCCAGTGGAGCAAGAGCGATACATAAAGTCAAGCGTTCTCTATCTAGACAACATTGCCGACGAGCACAACAGAGAGGGAGAGGTGGCTTTTGATTCGGATGCTCTAGCCGAACTAGGTCTCTACAAAGGCGACCGAGTCTTCTTCCAGAAGAACGCAGACTACGAAATGGAGATAGACGGAGAGAAGTACTGGCGGATGAACACAAACTTCCTTACCTATGCAAAAGTTCACAACGGTTGATGCTGCCGAAAGGCTGCTCACTGCGATGGAGAAGGCCATCGACAATATGATTGAAGAGGTAAAAAAGCCTGTTGACCAAGAACTTAGTGGGTCTCAGCGTAAAGCAGAACTTCAATCAATTAAGCAAACCGCCGTGGATGCCAGGGAGTTACTACAGGAGCGTCAACGCTTGGCTGAAATGATTAATTCTTTGCGTGATTCTGGTGATGTTGCCGAGCAAAAGGATTTCAAAGGCGGTTTTGCGGAGCGATTCTCTAAGTAATGTCAATTAAAGTCATTGACAAGCAAGAAGTTATCAATATCTGCCCCAACGGGACGGAAGGAGAGGTTATTGAGTTGTCTGGACTATTAATACAGCTGCCAAAGAAGCCAGCCAAGAAGGACATACTCTTTAGCGACAAGCCACAAAAGGCCCAGCGATGGCAACGTCAAGAGCTTCCCCGTGAGCTGCTTCAGGTTAAGTCGATGGATGAGTGGTACGAAACCCCAAAAGAGTTTCAGCAGAGATGGTCCGGGTATGTTGAGCGTGAGTTTACAAGGAGGAAAGAGGGTCTTTGGTTTTACAATAATGGTGCTGCAACATATATCACGGGGCATCACTATATGTTTCTTCAGTGGAGCCGCATTGATATCGGATACCCCAGCTATTTAAAGTTCCAGCGTGAGCTGTTTATCCATATGGCTGCCGTTGAGTCCGACCCAAGGGCCGTAGGGCAGATATATACCAAGTGTCGTCGCTCTGGATATACAAATATGTGCAGTGCAGTGCTCGTCGACGAAGCCACGCAGGTAAAGAATAAATTACTTGGCGTGATGTCCAAGACAGGTGGTGATGCTCAGGAGAACATCTTTATGAAGAAGATTGTCCAGATATTCAAAAGCTACCCATTCTTCTTTAAACCGATTCAGGATGGTACCACAAACCCACGGATGGAGCTTGCGTTTCGGGAGCCATCTAAGCGAATCACCAAGAACAATAAAACGTCTCAGGTTGGCGAAGCACTAAATACGGTAATCAACTGGAAGAACACCACCAACAACGCATACGACGGCGAGAAGCTCCACGTTATGTACTTGGATGAGGCTGGCAAATGGGAAAAGCCTACCGACATCCGTGAGTCGTGGCGAATCCACCGTACCTGTTTGCTTGTTGGACGAAACATCATTGGAAAGGCTTTGGTTGGTTCTACGGTTAACCCGCTTGACAAGGGAGGTCGTCAGTTTAGGGACCTATACTATTCGTCCGACCCATCGGAGCGAAACGAAAACGGGAGAACACGGAGCGGTCTTTATTCCATTTTCATACCCGCATACGAAGCACTGGAAGGGTTTTTTGATATGTACGGAAACCCAGTGGTAGAAGACCCGCAAGAACCAGTGCTTGGTGAAGACGGAAACCTTATTACCATAGGGGCCAAGACGTTTTTGAAAAATGAGCGCAAGGCGCTTAGTCAAGATGGACACGAGCTTAACGAGGTCATCCGTCAGTTTCCATTTGTAGAAGACGAGGCGTTTCGTGATTCAGCGAAGGCTAGTTTGTTCAACATCGGCAAGATATACGAACAGATTCAGCACAATCAGGAGATGTACCCTAATCCAATTGTGATTGGAAACTTTCAGTGGGAAAATGGTGTGCCAGATACGAAGGTAGTGTTTAGCCCTGATGCAAACGGAAGGTGGCGCATAGGGTGGATGCCGCCGGAGGATATGCGGAACAAAGAGGCGTTTAACAATGGCTCACGCACAGCCCCTAATGCTTTCTTGGGAGTAGGTGGAGTTGACTCCTACGATATTGACGCAACAGTTGACGGAAGGGGGTCTAAGGGTGCTTGCCACCTGTACAACAAATTCAATATGGAGTACCCATCGAATATGTTTATTGCAGAGTACGCATCACGCCCGCCACTAGCTAAGATATTCTACGAGGATGTTTTGATGGCGGCTAAGTTCTACGGGTATCCAATCTTAATAGAAAACAACAAGTACGGTATTGCTAGATATTTTGAATCCAGAGGGTACGACGGCTATCTTTTAGATAGGCCGGAATACTTAGGCGGTGCTTCTTCATCAAGCAAGACAAAGGGCATACCGTCAAACTCGCAGGACGTCATTCAGGCTCACGCACAGGCCGTTGAAGCATACATTCACAACCACGTTGGCGTCAACGAGGAGAGCGGTCAAATGGGAAGGATGTACTTTGATAGAACGCTTGAAGACTGGATTAACTTCAAGATTGACGACCGCACAAAGTATGACTTGACAATCAGTTCGGGATTGGCGTTGCTAGCGGCCCAGAAAAGAGTTGAAGAGAAAAAGAAAGTAGACTTATCGGGAAAAGTGTTCTTGAGGCGCTTTAAGTGACGCCCTTATTAAATTTGTATATTTGCCAATAATATATTGGCTAAAGTATGGATTACAATGGGCAGGAACAGAATGCCGAATCTACATTTCCGAATCCACTAGCGAGCGTTGAACAGAAATCTTCGCCCCAATACGGGTTGAAGTATGCTAAAGCAATTTTCGCTGAGTGGGGTAGTGTTGACTCGGAGAGTTCTTTATACCGAAGAAGGTTTAGGGAGTTCGAAACATCTAGGGACTATGCCAACGGAACACAGGACTCAAGTAAGTACAAAGAGCTCCTAAGTTCGTTGAACCCTAATAATGGAGACGGTTCTCTTTTGAACCTCGATTGGAACCCAGTTCCCATTGTACCGAAATTCGTTAAGATTGTAGTCAATAAGATTCTATCTACTAGCCCATACCCAAATCTTGAGGCCGTTGACCCGCTTTCAAGAAGCGAGAAGGATTTCAAAAAGGAGCGTGTACGTGTACGCATCGAAAACAAAGAGCTCATTGCTCAAGCTAAAGATTCTGGACTAGATGTAGACATAGACCCACAGCAGCTCCCGGATACCCCAGAAGAGGTAGAAATTTTCCTTGAGTCCAACGTAAAGACGGATGCAGAGATTGCCGCACAGATTGCAACGCAGATTACCCTTAGCTGGAATGACTTCGACGAGCGCACCTACCGTAGATGCGTAGAAGACCTCGTGAGTTGCGGTATGGCTGTTTCCAAGCGCAGCAATGACCCGAACTACGGAATCTCTACAGAGTATGTGGACCCAGCCCGGTTTATCCACAGCTTTACTGAGGACCCGAATCTAAGCGATATTGTTTACGCTGGACACGTTAAGCGCATTAACATCGGTGAACTTAAGCGAATCGCAGGAGAACAGTTTACTGAAGAGCAGTATATGGAGATTGGCCGGGCTGTTAGAAACAAGTACTCTAACGCACCAAACCGCTTCAACGATTCACGCTATGATTCTGGATTTGACACCTACCACTACGGATACGACGAGTACGCTGTAGAGGTATTAGACTTTGAGTTCTTAAGTGTTGACTCTATGGTATATGAAAAGAAGATGTCCAAGTATGGCAACATCGGCTTCTACTTCAAAGGCAACAACTACAAGGCCCCAACGCAAAGCGTATACGACCGTGAGCCAGTATATATGATGAACTCTACCGTTTATGGAGGTATGTTTATCATAGGCACAAACTACATTTTCAACTACGGACCAAAGAAGAACGTGCCTAAAAACATACACGATTTGACTAAGACCCGCCTGTCGTACAGCGCAGTAGCTATCAATATGCGGAGAATGATTCCTAAGTCATTGGTGAGCGGTATTGTTGGCTTCGCAGACCAGATTCAGATTTCCCACCTCAAGATTCAGCAGGCCATTGCCAAGGCAAAACCCGATGGAATCATCATTGACATTGAAGGATTGGAGAACGTACAGCTCGGTATGGGTGGCGAACTTCAGCCTTTGGAGATTCAAGACATCTACGAGCAAACTGGTGTATTCTACTACCGTAGCAAGAATCCAGAGGGAGGTTTCCAGAATCCTCCTGTGCGTACCATCGACAACCAGATTCGTAACGTAGAGCAGCTTATTCGCCACTACAACCACTACCTTAATATGATTCGTGATGTAACGGGAATCAACGAGGTTATGGACGGCTCAAGCCCCAAGGGTGATGCTCTGGTGGGTGTGCGCCAACAGGCAATGGCAGCAGGAAACAACGCCATCTATGACATCACGAATGCCGCTATGGTTCTTTACAAGCGTGTCTGCGAGGACATCGTAAAGTGCCTCCAGATTCTACCGCCTCAGTCTATCATCTATCAAGCCTACGAGCGTGCTATTGGTAAGACCAATATGGAAGTTATCTCTTCGTTTCGTGAGCTACCGATGTACAATTTCGGAGTTCGTGTGGTTCGAGAGATGAACGACAACGAGAAGTCTTATCTGGAGCAAAACATTCAGATTGCTTTGGCTCAGAAGGAGATTGACCTTGAGGACGCTATCGCCATCCGCCAGCTTAAGGATGTAGACCAAGCAGAGCGACTGCTAATTATCCGCCGCCAGAAGCGCATTAAGATGCAGCAGTTGATGCAGCAGGAAAATATACAAGCGCAAGCTCAGGCCAACGCTCAAACCGCACAAGTAGCATCTCAGGCTAAGATGCAAGAGGACCAGCTTAGAATACAGCTTGAAATGCAAAAGATGGAGGCTGAGTTCAATATGAAGTCTATGCTTTTGGAAAAAGAGTACCAACTTCGTATGCAGCTTGAGACCCAGAAGGGACAGATTGACATTGAGGTTGCCGACATCCAATCTGGAGGCGGTAAAGAACTTGAGACAATGAAGGAAGACAGAAAAGACGAGCGTGTTAAAAAGCAAGCCGTTGAGCAGTCTAAATTGATTTCTCAGCGTCAAGGTCAACGTGGTGAGTTGCCAGAACAGGAGGCCGAGCCCTTCTCAAATTTGCTTGACTAAAAGAATTAAATTTGCAATATGGCTGTCACATCAATAAATCTAGATACGTCGCAAAGATTGGACATCACCTGCAGAAAGGGTGATTCCTTCCGTCTTGAGCTTACGTTTAAGGATGACGCCGGGGCCGTAATCAACCTCACCACATACACGTGGAAGCTCGATGTTCGTGAGACGGACACCTCCGCTTCAGCCACTCTTGAGGACGATGCTTTTACCTATAATGGAACGGCATTGGGAGTGCTCACTATTACGGCTCCAGCCGGAACTATGGCTGCCGTAGAAGGCGGACTTTATGTTTACGACTTGCAAAGCACTAATGCTGGCGCTGTAAAAACTTGGATTTACGGAATCTTTAAAGTAAACGAGGACATTACGTTATGAGCGATATAACTATTAATAGTGGTGAGCAGATTAGCGTAAGCATTCAAAGCCCTACGCCTACCCAAACTATTGTTATTCCAAGACCAACCACGACACTATCTATTAAGGGTGTTACTGGTGGGGGCGGAGACGCTCACTTTGTTTACGAGCAGAATATGCCGTCAACTACTTGGGTCATTAACCACAACCTAGGCAAAAAGCCCGTGGCTGTTGTTGTTGATTCCACAGAAAATGTTGTTATTGGGGACATCCAATACAATTCCCTAAACACCCTAACCATAACCTTCGCCTCCGCATTCAGCGGGAAGGCGTACCTAAACTAAGAATGATATGGCACTAAGTCATTTAGTCTCCCTTCAGCTCAACGGATTCCCCGTATTAGGTCTTCGTCCCGAGCATCTCTCCACCTCTCAGATTACAAATCTAGCTGGAGGGGCACTCTACACTGGTAGACTCGTATACGACTCTACGGTAAACAAAGTAAAATACTACGACGGCACCGCCTGGCACGACATCACAGGAGACATCCGCAGCGTAACTGCTGGGGTTGGTCTTACTGGGGGCGGTAGTGACGGAGAGATAACCATCAGCGTTGCTTCAACCATTGCTGGTAGCGGTCTTACTTGGGACGGAACCACCACTGGAATCCTGAACGTAGGTGTAAGCGATGGCCTTGAAATCACTGGGGACAACGTAAGGTTCAAGAACGCCACAGGTCTTTCCGAGGGAAGGCTGATGATGTGGAATGATACCAACACTCAACTTGAGAACGCCAAGATTCTACAAACTGCCGTATCTCCACAGGGGGGCGGAACGTCATACACCATAACCATCGATGCAGAAGAAACTGTAATTAGCGGTAACCTTACTGTAAATGGTCAGTTGACTTCTATCACTTCTAACGAGGTAAACATCGGGGACAGCATCATCCTGTTGAACTCTGACATTAGTGTCGGCACTCCACCAACTGAAAACGGTGGATTCTCTGTAAAGCGTGGTAATGCAGCCGCCGTATCGTTCTTGTGGGACGAGACAAACGACCGCTTCTCTACGGTTGACCAGCCATTGCACGTCGGCAGCCTGCCTTCACTAACCCCGACTGGAACAACGACCGACCACTTTGTTATGCAGAGCAATGCAAGTGGTCAATCCGGAGTTCTTCGCTTGGCTACGTTTACTGCGGTTGCTAACTATCTCGGTCTTCCCATACACTTCTCACTTGACGACGCTCAGGGTAATGTATCAAAGGCTTCTAACGCATACACGGTAACCCACAACTTTGGAACTAAGGCTGTTATGGCTGAGGTTATTGCATACGCAACTCAAGAGACTGTTATTGTTGATATCACAAGGCCCACAAATAATACCATTGTAGTTACATTCGGTGGTGCGGTAACGGACAACACACACTACGTTGTATTACAAGCGTCAAAGCGCACTGGTGATACGGTAGCAGGCTCAGTAGAGGGTGACGCTCCTGCATCATAACAATTAATTGCCAATAGCTAAGCAAATATGGGGGGGGCATTAGCCCCCTCTTTTATTTTGTACTTTTGCTTATACTGTATTAGGTTGGTAAACTATGAAGTTTTTATCTCAAATTAATGTCAACACGGAGTACACACTCCCGATGGTTGACGGAACGAACGGACAGGTGCTATCCACCGATGGAAATGGTGTTGCCTATTGGGGCACTATAAGCGCTGGTTCACTCACGCTCGATGGGCTTTCGGATGTAATCATCACCTCCCCGTCAACCGGACAGATTCTACGATACGGCATCCCCGTAGGGTCGGGCGAAGTGAATCCAGTTTGGCATAACGTCACACCTAACTACCTTACTACGTCATCATCTATTGATGCGCTTAATGATGTAGTCATCACCACAGCGGCGGCTGGGCAGATTCTCCAGTACAACGGAAGTAATTGGGTTAACGCTACTCTATCTACGGTTGAGTATGTGTCGAAGGTTCAGCACATCATCAAGGCTGGAGTTGCGATTACAAAAGGTCAGGCGGTATACATAACTGGCTCTGACGGAACCAATATGATTGCTGGACTTGCTTCTAACACATCGGAAGGTGCATCATCTAAGGTTATGGGCCTCGCTGCATCTACTGCGGCTATCAACGCCCAAATCTTCGTTGTAACTGAAGGATTGCTCACTGGCCTAAACACGTCCACGGCTACCGCAGGTGACCCCGTGTGGCTCGGCGCTAATGGTAACCTAATCTTCGGATTGCTGAACAAGCCAACATCGCCAGCACACTTGGTGTATCTAGGTGTTGTAACAAGAGTTCAGTCTAACAACGGTGAGATTTTCGTTAAGGTACAGAACGGTATTGAGATAGATGAGATTCACGATGTTCAGATTTCATCTCCCGCCACAGGACAGCTTCTTCGCAGGGACACGGATGGTTACTGGAAGAACTGGACTCCAAACTACTTAACCACTGAGACTGACCCAACGGTACCTAGCTACGTTAAGACTATCAGTACGACTGATATCAGTAATTGGAATACTGGATACAATGATTCTATTCGTGGAATATCGTTTAACACATCAACGGGTGTACTTACTCTAACTCAGCAGGATTCTGGAACATTAACTGTAGACCTTGACGGAAGGTACTTAGAGTCGTTTACTGAGACTGACCCAACCGTTCCTTCTCACGTTAAGAACATTACAGCTACGAACATCAGTAACTGGAATGATGCGTCTAATGACTCTATTAGGTCTGCATCATTTGACACAGCTAACGGTGTTTTAACGCTTACACAAGTTGACTTAGGTACTGTAACTGTAGACCTTGATGGTCGCTACATTACATCGGAGACTGATTCGCAGACACTTACTTGGACTAAGGCTACAAGTTCTCTAACTATCTCTAACGGAAATAGCGTTACCCTTGAGGGCTTGGCTACAGAGGAGTATGTTACTTCACAAGGGTATCTAACATCACTTCCCGCTCACAATCACGACTCCAGATACTACACCGAAACAGAATCCGATTCTAGGTTCTATTTAGCCACAAACCCTAACGGATATATTACTTCATCAGGTAATACTAGCGGATACTCTGGTTCTCTATTATCAGATGATAATCGGACCATTTCTCCGTCTGAGGCAGGGGCTAGTCAATTAAGATTCGGTTTTACCTCCTGGACCAATAATAATGCTTCACCTTGGGCTGATTACCTACATCTCCGCTCTTACTCGGATAGTTCCGGTGGCTCAGATAATCTTGTTATGTTCAAGAAGACTGGAGGAATCGGTATGCGTATATGGCAGCAGACCTGGGGGTCAGCCACCGCATACTCATCATACGTTGACGTTTGGACAACCGGGGATTTCTCATCTACTGACGTATCAAACTGGAATACCGCCTACGGATGGGGAGACCACGCTGAGGCTGGGTACTTAACTGATTTTTCATACAGTGAAACTGATACTCTTTCTAGCGTAACTAGTAGGGGTGGCTCAACAGGAAGTCCTGTAGTTATGTATGGCAAGGTTACGTTGGGTAATAATAGCAGTGGAACATACAGCGGAAACACCACAGGTCTGACGTTAAACAGCACCGCTGAGGTTAGGAGTACTGGTGTTCAGAATCCTCCAGCACTTACTTGGCATTACGAAGGGTTAGCTACCCGACATCTATTGATGACTAGTACGGGGGCTATGAACTTTGTATCTCCGTCAAACGAGGCTGTTGGAGTTGCTGTCCTTCAGGTTAATGGAAACACGGTATGGCACGGCGGCAATCTAACTAACAATAGTGCTGATTGGAACGCTGCTTACGATTGGGGCAACCACGCTGTCGCAGGTTACCTTACATCACTACCTGCACACAACCACGATGATAGGTACTACACTGAAACTGAGTCAGATTCTAGGTATGTAAACGCATCTGGAGACACGATGAGTGGAAACCTAACCCTGTCAGGTTATACTAACCCACACATAACATTAACTACAACTGGTGGAAACTATAGCTACTTAGAGCTATACGATGGTTCTAGTTATGGATACGTAATTAAAAACCAAACATCCTCAACTAGTAACGGCGTACTTCCAGGGTCTTTGTACTTATACACAGACTCAAGTAAAGCAACACAAATTGTACACAATGGGACATCAAACGCTGCGTTTTTAAGTGGTGGCGATGTATACATTAGAGGTCAAGTATATGTTGGTGGTAACGGTGCAAGCACTGGAACACAGCTCGTGTACAACAGTGGAACTTGGGGAATAAACATTACTGGTAGTGCAGGCAGTGCAACAACATCTAGTAGTACATACCGTGGTATTATTGAAGATACACGTGCTGCACAAAGGACTCCAAATGATTATGATGATTATCGTGTAAGTTGGGAATTCACAAATCAGATTCCAGGATTAAGCGGAAATACTTCTTGGTGGTCAGTGATGACTATGCAAGGATGGCACAATGGATATTCTGCTTGGCAGATTATTGGTTCTTCTTCTAGTGCAATAGATGACTTCTACTTACGTGCAGGAAATAATACTACTTGGAATACTGCTTGTAGAATTTGGCACTCAGGGGACTTTACATCAACTAACGTATCAAACTGGAATACCGCATACAACGATAGGATTTCTTCTGCT